CCATGCCGTCAGGGATGAGATGGCGAGGAACGGCCCACTTGTCGCCTTCCTTCTGCTCGGACAGGAAGGACAGGATTTCCTCGTCGGTCATGTTGTCGAAATCGGGGCCAGCGCGGAGAGGATCGCGCAGCGGCTCGCGAAGAGATTCTTGCTTTATCATCATTCTGTTCCTCACCTACGCCTATAAGGCCACTCTCCGCGAGCGGAGAGGCGTTGCTTCTCGGCAGCGTAATCGGCGGGATCGACCCCCAGCCACTCGGCTGCCGTCTTGTCCTCGGCGCTGACGTACACATCGCCCGGCCGAACCTTGCCGCCGGGCTGCGGCGCTTCCCTGCTTGGGGCGGCGGCGGTGGGAGGTGCGTTGCGCGGAGATGGTGTGGCCGGAGTTTCGGGTGGCCGGTAGGTGGGAGATGCTTCCGGCTGGGCCACGCCCGCCTCCTGTTTGATGAGGTCGAAATACTCCTGAGTATCGACAGCGAGGCCGCGCCCGCGAGCCAACGCCTCGGCTCCAGTCATGCGCCGAAACGCCGCTTCATCGGTGAAGAACTGTGGGTTCTCGCGTAGGAAGGCGGCGGTAGCGTCGGTGCGGCTGGCAAGGAAGGCATCCCGGCTCGGCGCTCGCAATTCCCCCAGAATGGCCCGTTCGGTGGCAGTGCCGGCCTGCGGCTGCGACGGCCGTTGCTGTGGGGGCGGCTGAAGCCTGGTTCCACGCTGCTGTTCATATTGCAGCTTGCCGCGCTCCAGTTCCCCGACCTCAAAGCCGAGACGACCCAACCGTTCGGTGATCTCGGCAATTCGACCGAAATCCCCAGCCTCGCCGGCTGTTTTCATCTCGGACTTGAGAGATTGAACCTCGCCTTGAGCGGCACCAAGGGCGGTCACGATAGCAGTAAAGCCGGTATCCTCGGCACCCTGCGCCACGCGGGCAGCGTGTTGCTCGGCCGCCTGCCGAGCGCGGGCCTCTTCTTCGGCGCGGCGATCGGCCTCACCGGCTCGGTTCTTCCAGCGCGCCAGTTCAGCCGCGGCTTGTTCGGCGGCATCAGCAGGAGGCGCCGGTTTCGCCGGCCTGTCGGTGGGATCGGTGGTGGGGGGCGGCGTATCGGGAACACCCTCGCTGCGCCGTTCGAGGATTTCACGGATACCAGGCGCGTCGCCGGTAATCGGGTTGACCCGAAGGGCTTTAGGGATTTGGGTTTCGCTCATGGTCTAAAACACCGCGTCGGGACGGGGCAGCACCATCTTGATGCCACGCTCGCTGTCCATGACGATGCACTCGATACCCCAGATGCGGGTGCGGAAGCCTTCGCCGCGGCGGAACATCACCCAGTCACCGACCGCGCAGCGGTCTTCCGCCCTGAAGATGATTTGGTCGTTGTCCTCGTAGCAGTGGGGGCCAAGTTTCAGCACCAACGCCGAAACGCCCTGCCACTTGTCTTCGTTCACCACCGCGTCGGGGATGATGATCTCCAACCCGTTCGCTAGTTTGCGGGTCTTTGGTCGGACCCAGACGGCGAGTAGGATGCGGTTGAGAGGGAGCGTAATCGTCGAGAGATCGCCAACGGCGGCGAAAATCTCTGCCTTGGCAGCGGCGAAGAACTCGTCGGGGTTCTCAACGTGCCCAAGGGCTTCGCTCTTTTGCTCTGAGCGCGTGCCCAGAACCACTAGCGACGGGGCGCCCGCCGCAGAACTTGATTTCACTGACGCTTCTCCTTGTCTTCTGTTAAGTCGATGATGATGGCCCGGAGGCGTTCCAAGCCCTTGATGTAGCCGACCCGTTGCCGATAATCAGCCAAGTCGGCAGCGCCCCCGCCGACGACGATCTTGCCGGCCTCGGCAATCTCGTCGTCGATCTGGGATTTCAGATGATCCAGGATTCGCGGGTGGATCAATGCTTGCCCTCGGCCTTTTCCAGCCGCCCTTCACCACTCAGCGCCCCCGCCGTCATCCGGCCGCCACGGGCACGAGGCGGCATCGCCCCGGCAGGAGGCGCACCAGGAGGCATCGGCGCCATGCCGCCCACGGGAGCACCCATGGGACGAGGAGGCATACCAGCGCCCGGAGGCATCACAGCGGGCGCACCCATCGGAGGGCGCGAAGGAACCGGAACCGGCACAGGTTGACCCCCGCCGGCACCGCCGGGCGGCATAAGGATGTTCACGACGGTTTTGCCGCCGTGCTTGCCGGGACGATCGACCTTGCCGCCGCGAGCACGGCCCTCAATCTCGCCGCCGTGTTTCTTCTCTTTGCCGATCAAGCCGTCCTTCTTCAGAACTTTGGCGATCAGCTTCTTGTCGGCCTTCTCGTCCTCGACGGCGGTCAGGACGCGACCGCCCTTGGCGCGATGTTCGGCGGCGCGCTTGTCGTGGCTCTCCTTGGCGGCAGAGCGAATTTCATCGAACGTCATTTTAACGCTCCTAAACTTCTGAGTTGATCGGTTCGGCCTAGCCTCGCCAGTTCACGGGTCTGCCACATCAACTCAAAGAGATTGCGAACACAATCGCCGTCCTCTCTGGAGTTTCCAGTTGCGGCAAAGCCAAGGCGACAGTTAAGTCCATAGTCACGCACGCCGACAGAGATCATGAACTTACCATCGTGGATCTCGAACGTCATCTCAGGTGCCCAACTACTGGGCCTTGGAAAGATTGGCACGATGTCGCTTGGAAGTTCCCACTTAGGCATTTGCGTTCTCCTGTTGAGTCATCGCCTGTAGGCCCGCAATGCCGGAGGCGTGGGCGTGGTCCTTGTCCTGCATACCCGCCTCGTGTGTACGCTGGATCGCTGCTTGTTCGCTGTCTGTGTTGTTCTTAGCCCCGGCCTTCGCCAGATCGGAACCGATCTTCTGTTGGGCGCTACGCTGGTTGATCTGGGCGATTTCAAGATGGGATTGCCGATCAGCATCGCGCTCCTGCGATTCGGTCAGCATCTCAGTGGCGCGGAACTGACGTTCAGTCTGCTTCTCTTGAAGGTTCGCCTGTGCTTCTGCCCCTATCGCCTGCGCCTCAACCAATGCCTGCTGAGTCTTCGCCTGCGTCAACGCCGCCGTGGCTTGGGCCTGTTGTGTCTTAGCGGCGGTCAACTGCGGGTCGTCGCCCTTGCCGGGGGGCGACTGACTCATCGCAGCCTTGGCCTGGTCGATTTCGTCCTGGCTGGCAAGGACACCCTCCGGGTCGGGGATGCCGACCATCCGCATGAACCGCAACGCCGTATCGCGTTCGTGGAAAAGATAGGGAGCAGTCTTCGCCAGTTCCATCATCGACCACGCCACCGCAATCCGCTGGACCTGCGAGGCGGTGTTGGGGTCGGCCATCGGCACCAGTTCGCTATTGTCCAACGCCGACAAGAACTCATCTTCTTCCCATTGCCGGGCTGGCTTTGGGTTGAAGCGCCATAAAGCTCCGGGGTCTTCGCGGAACCGCTGCTTCAATAGCCGAAACTCTTCGGCCTGACTGCGGTGCAGTCCTTTGAAAACGCCCTTGATCGGCTTCAGGGCTTGCTCGATCTGGGCAACCATGGTGCCGACCGGCATGTTGGCAGCCCCTTCGGAAAGCGGCACCGACGCCTCGCCGCCCAACGCCCGTCCAGCCTCCTCGATGTGCTGAATAAACTGCATAAAACCAGCATCGGGAGACTTGTACGGCATGTTCGATACGACTTCACCGATCGGCTTGCCACCGGTTTTGATCGGGACGCCGCCTCCCGGCGGGACGCGGAACTGGTTAGTGATCTGTTTGCCGACATCATCCGAATATAGGAATCCCGGGAAGTTGGCAAACATCCCGGCGTCGATAAACTCTCGAAATGCAGCGGTCAAAGCCCGAACCGTATTACCGAGAACGTGGACTAGACCAAGGGCGTAGAAGCCAAGGGCGTTAATATAGAAATACGGAACAATCTCTTCGCGCGGAAGTTTCAGTTCATCGGTTTCATCCCAGTTTCTATAGATAGCCAGAATTTGCCGGCTATCAAGATCGAGAACAATTCTGTATGGATTGAAGTCATCGTCCTCGATATCGCGCTCGGTGCAGCATTCATAGATGGTGTGGAGGTGGTCGGACGGCAGTTGCGAGTATGCAGTCAGACCGGCGGCTCTCGCCTCAGCTTCCTCCAATGGGTCTTGCTTCGCCACGGGCTGTCCAAGCTCGACATCCCGGTAAATCTTGGCTTTGACCATGCGACGCAGAATGTTGTGCCGCATCTTGATCCGATGGGTAACACGCGCCGCATTACGCAGATCGGTGGCATTGTAGTCAACGATCAAGTCATTGACATCAATGGATTCCGATACCGGACGCTTGCGGAGAGGACAGTGATAGACCTTCTTGAACCCGCAGCCGAATAGTCCAACTCGGAACGCCATGCGGGTCGTATCTGGGTAGTACTCGCTGGCCGTCACGGTCAGGTAGTGGTTGAGATCAGACTGCAACGCCATTGCCAGATCGGCAGATGTGGCACCGGGGATTTCCAGATTCATCGGCGCCCCGGTCGGTGGCTCCGGGGTGTCGTCACGGACCTTGACCGGGCCATCGGCAGGAAGCAACTCAGCCACGAAGTCGGCCTGAAAGCGGATGGAGGATTGCAGCAATAGAGGATGACGGAATGTACTGGTGCCCTCGACCGGAGCCGATGTGTCGTTGGCAGCGGAAGCGGCATCCTCGACCCTGGTGCCGAGCATTTCTACCGCTTTGCCGAGACTTTCGAGGTATTCGCGCCGGCTCATATCGTCGGCCTGAATCTCCCGCAGGAGATCATCGGCAAGCGCCGATAACTTGTTGAGGTCCAACGTATCGGCCAGATTGTCGCCGTGCTTGTCGGTCGCCGTTCGTTTCTGCCGCCAGTCCGTCCGAATGATGACACCGCCTTCGGGCGTGGAAATTTGGAGGCGCCCCTTGTCATCAAGGACGCCTTCCATGCCGTCATCGGTCAGGATTTTGCGCGCCGCTTTTGCCACTATGGCATCCTCACGGCGGCGATCCCAAACCCGGCGCGGGCGCGGTACGTCGCAATAAGGCCCCAAGCGGCACGCAGGGAACCGGAGATCATTATAGGCCGCTACGTCGGGGGCGTCAAGGAAAGGACGCGCTCAAGGAACGTCGTCCTGACCCGGCTGATGTGGTCCCGGTCCAGCAGGGGCGCCATCCGCGCGATCTCGGCGGTTATCTCGGCGCGAGACAGGAGCGCCGCCGCCTCCGGTGCAGGGTCAACGCCGCCTCGGATGGCATGATTATAGCCTTGGATCATGGCTTGCTTGATGGTCAACATCCCGTCCTCGCTACCGCCAACTCGGCGTCTTTGAACTTCCGAACGCCTCGCCGCACCAAATAGGCGGCGTCAACGAGGCTTTGCGTCGCCCATGCGACTTCCCGGATTTCCTGGGGCTGCGCGTCGAATGCATCCATCCGACCCTGCGCCGCGATCTTCTGCTTCAGGTAGGTCATCCGCGAGTTCTGGTCCACATAACCCTCAATAGGCGGGAGGATGGCGGGGGTGACTCGGCGGCGTTTCATCCTACATCACCCCGGATAAAGTGGTTTCGGCACGACCTGGTTGCGCGCCAGCATCGCCATGTCGTCGTCATGCCAACGTTTTTCCTGCTTACGGTAAAGTATCCCACGCTCTCGGAAGTGACGAAGGCACTGGGAAAGAGCGTCAACGCGATCATCATGGCGCCCCCGGGGGAAGATAGCTGCTTCGTCGATCATATCTTCTGCCCAGGTTGTATTTGGGCGCCATATCAATCCTTCTTCGAACAGGTGCGTTATTGCATGGACGCGCGCCACCTTTCCTCCGGCCGGTGTCGGATCAACGAGTATTGTCCCCCAATCCGACCTTTGGTAGTTTCGCAGAATTTCCTGTTGCACCGAATGGCCGTTGGCCTTGTTCTCGATAAGCAGGGTATCGACGCGGTACTTGTCGCAGGTCTTGGCGACACGCTGGACAAGATCGTGCAGCTTCAGGTGGTCGATCCAGACGTTCATCAGCATGACGGCCTGCTGACCAGTCTGCGGCACTTCCCAGATTCCCATGACGACAAGGGCCGAGGGATCATTCTCCGTCTTGTCGGTCAAGGCACAGTCCAGCGAAGCGGCAACATACGAGAATGGCGGAAACTTCAGCTTGACCGCCGTGGGGTCTTCATCCGGTTTTCCGTAAAGTTTCCACCAGTCCCGCTTGATGATGGCGCCCCCTCGGGGCTCCGGGTGTTGCTGAAACTGGCCGGCCCAGGCGTAGTCGGTCATGGTCTCCTTGAGTTGAGCCGAAGCCTCGGCGCTGAAGCGTTCCGGCCAAAACAAGTCACCCTTGATGGTGCGGGGGTCTTTCCATCCGATCTGCGTTTCGCCACACGTCCAGTCGGGGTCATACTCCATCGGCACCATGACGTAGCACCAGCGGTCTCCACCGCGGGTCGGGTCGAGCAGGAACCCGGTGGCGTCCTCCTGATTAGTGCGTTGCTGGATCAGGACAATGGCCGACTTCTCAAGGTCATTCAACCGGGTCGGCATAACTTCCGCCAGCCACCTATTAGTATTGTCTCGTATAACCTTACTTTCAGATTCGTTGATATTGTTTGGATCGTCTATGATGAAAATGTCTCCGCGCATTCCGGTAATAGAACCACCTACCGATGACGCGACCTTCCACCCCGTCTTGTCGTTTGCCAGACTTATCTTGCTGTCGTTCGCCTTGAAGAGATGTCCCCAGTACTTTTGATACTCATGGGATGAAATAAGCACTCCCATGCGGCCGTTGTCGCGCTCGGTCAAGGTTTGAGAATACGCCGCCGTCAGGAATCGCGTGCTGGGTTTGTTCTTCGGCCCCCATACCCAGGCGGGCCAAAAAACGTTTGTAATTAAACTTTTCGTTGAGCCAGGAGGACAATTCCCAATGATCCTGGTAACGTCACCATTAGTTACCGCCTCCAGGTGCCGGCACCACGACCGAGGCCACCAGCCGTCAGCGAACGGCGTCGATGGTTCCAGCACCGGCCACATCAGCCGGACGAAGTAGTGCAGCGATTCCTCGGCGCGGCTGATCCACATCGACTCGGCTTGGGCAGCGGTCAAGGGGAGGAGCATCTAGCGGCCGATCTCCATCAAGTCATCGTCCTTCCGTTCCATCTCCCGGCGCTTCGCTTCGTCGCGTATCCCCTTCAGCCGCCGCACGGCGCGGTTGTGCATGTCCACGGCATCACGGGAGCTTTGGGTAAACCGGGGGCCGCTGATCTGGAGCGCATCGTACAACGCCCGGAAGTGCGTCATCAGCAGCGTCAGTTCGGCGGTCGTCAGCGGCGCCTCAGTCACAAGCGCGTTGGTGGTCTCGGCGCTAACTGGCCGGCCATCGTGGCGCTGCGCGAGGTGCCGGAGGTCGGTGTCGCTGGGCGCTTGGCACAATTTCTTGGCTTGGCTTGCTGTCAGGCCAACCCAACCAGCCTGCTGTAGCGGCCACTGCGGATGCTCGGGGTCTTCAATCCATGGGTAACCTTCGCGCTTCAGTGCCGAAGGCATAGGAACATCCACGTCTTCGGGGTGGGTGCGAGAAGGCAACTGCCTCGGCGCCTTGCTCACGACTGAAACCCCTGGATCATTGGCCCGGTGCCGCCCAACATCCCGGCCTTGGCCGCCGCGGCGCGCTGCATCTTGGCGTTGAGGTCGATCTTCGTGCGGGCGATGAACTCCATGCCCTCCATCTCGGCCGCCCAGTCCACGACGACGATGGCGGCTGTCTCAGCGGGATCGACGTGCAGGGTCTTGCCGTAGTCGTCCAGCAGGTGGCAGTCCTCCTCAGTCAGAAGCGCCGTTTCATCCCGCCGGCAGAAGTCCTGGCCCTTGTAGAACAACTCAACTTGGCCGCCGCTAGCCAGGAATATCCGAAGAATCCACATCACGCTATCCCTTCATGATTCGCTGGGGAGCATTGCAGTCGGCTGTAGATGGTGAATTTCCCCCTCTTGCCCCTAATGTCGCCCCTATTCGACATTTGGGGACGCTCGCGCCAGTAGAGGGTGCCTGGGTATGTGGGGATGTAGGTTCGCACCGCCTTCAGCCACGACTCGATGGCGTCTTCCTCGGTGGCTCGATATGCCGACGCCTCGCCATCGATCTTCAAGCCGCCACAGTCGATGGTAACATATGACTTGCCGTTGGGTGCCCGGCTCCAATCACGTTCAGATGGAGCCGCGGCGGCGGGGAACCCGATCTCATCAGAAACGAACAGATCGCGCTCGATCTTGGCAACGGCCTCAGCGAATGTCATTCCGCATCCTCCTCCGGCACGATTTCTACCTTTCCTTCGATCTGAAGCGGCGCCACATTCTTGTGCGCCAGTTTCAGCAGCACCTTGTCGAAGACCTCTTGCTCATCGGGAGACAGCAGCCCCATGTCAAATGGGATCGGTTCCCGGGCCTGCGCGGTGACGATCGGCTGCACCGGCTTGCCCTCGGCGCGCTCTACCATCTTGTCGGCCGCGATGACGCGGGCGGCGGCGGGCGCCTTGGCATCATCCATCACCTCGGCCCAAACCCCAACGGCGCGGGTGGCGTGCTTGCGGGCCTCCTCGGCGGCAGTCTTGGCGTCTACCATGCCTTGACGTTCCAACGCCCGGTATTCCTCAGGCTTCAGGTTGCCGGCCGGCTTGTGGCCGCCGCCGCCCCAGCCCGGCCCCATGCCCGGCCCCTTTGCCGCCTTCCTGGGATCATAGTAAGGGCCACCGGGACGAAAATGCCAGCCCTTCCCCTTTCCCTTTCCGGGCGGGTCGAGCTTTTTCGGGGGCACTTTTCCTTCAGCCCTCCGCCGTTCCCATGCGGCTTTCAACTTGGCCTTGGTCTCCTCAGACCTCGGAACACCCTTGGGGGGAGCCATCGACGCGATGCCTCATCAGTTGCGTGGCGGCATACTATCGGGGTTTGGAGATAGTATCAACCCACATCTTGCGGTCTCCGGCGGGGTCCAGACACCACGGGTGGGGATCACGAAAAAGAGGTTTCGGGGGATAGACGGGGAATGATTTAGTGCGCTATTGTTCGCCTTTCAGGAGGCGTCCATGGTCGGATCAATGCGCGTCAACCTTCATCTCCCTCCCGAGATCGCCGCCGTCATGGATCGGTTGGCCGAGGAGCGGGGGCTGACCCGAACACCCCTTGTCCGCCAGGCGCTCGGCGTCATGCAGGTCTGCCATGATGCCGGCAAGGACGGCCTGCTGGTCGGCACATGCCGCAACCGGGAAGACTTGGAAACCGTCATCGCCTCGCCTCTCTGAGAGGGGACCGCCATGACCATCATCGTGGCCCACAAAGGCATCGTGGTTGCCGACTCGATGGCTGTCATCGGCGGCAGGAGAGAGCCGGCCGGACACGATAAGATTGCACGATGCCAAGACGGAAGCCTGGTTGCATGTTGCGGTGCGGCAGACGACGGAGAGGCGTTTCGCCAATGGGCGATGGCAGGATTTCCGGCGAGATCAAAGCCGCGGCTGACGGAGGGTGAGGACGGTTTCCGCGCCCTTCACATGCGTCTGGATGGTTCTGTCTGGACGTTCTATGGCACCGAACGATCCTTCATAACACACCAGCCCGCCATCATCGGGGAATCCACGGCCTGCAATTTTGTAGCCGGCGCCATGGCGGCCGGGGCCGACGCTGAGACAGCCGTTCGGCTTGCCATCAAACATACAATTTATGTCGGCGGCCCCGTTCAGGTCGAGGGTTTGGTGCCGTGAGCATCGTCGAATCGGCCATCCAGCTTGCGGCGTGGGCTCCGGTCTTCCCATGCCGACCCGACAAACGCCCGGCATGTATCCACGGCTTCCACGACGCCACATCCGATCCCATCGAAATCCGCCGACTGTTCAACGGCTCCGGTGCCCTGATCGGCGTCCCGACCGGCGAGGCGTCCGGTTTCGACGTGCTGGACGTGGACCCCCGCCACGGTGGCGACGAGTGGGAGAAGGCCAATCAACACCGCCTGCCGGAAACCCGCATCCACCAAACGATGGGCGGCGGCCGGCACTGGCTCTTCCGCCACGTCGAGGGCGTTCACAATTCAGCCTCGGCTATCGCGCCCGGAATTGATGTGAGGGGCAGCGGGGGCTATGTCGTCGTTCCCCCATCCCCATCCTATTCCGTCGTCAGTGATGCCGAGATCGCCCACTGGCCGGACTGGCTGCTGGCGGAAATCCTACCGAAGACGCGCGCCGCAGACCCGAAACCAGCGCCGAGTTCCTACGACCCGATCCCGTCCGCGCGCCTCGAAGGCTTCGTCCGCGCCGTCCTGAGCCGGGTCAGTTCAGCCCCGGAAGGCCAGAAGCATTTCATCCTCCGCAATCAGGCCATGATCCTCGGCGGCGTCGCCCACCTCGGCCCGCTATCCAAACCCGATCTGGTCCGCCGACTCATGGATGCCCTGCCGGCGACGGCACTGGACCGCAAGGGAGCCGAGAAGACGGCCGAGTGGGGCGTCGAGATGGGGATGCAGAACCCGCTGGACCTACCGGACAGGCCCCGACTAAACGGGCACGCGCCAGAGGAACCAACGCCGGCGAACGATGAGCACGACGGCGGCGAAGATCAGCAGACTTCCGCCCAACCTTCGCCGGAACCTTCGCCGGACGCGCAACCCGATGATTTAATTGATCCTAGATCATGGACGGCACCCGCCGAGCCCCGGCAATGGATCGTAGTAAGCTGGATACCAAGAGGCGTCGTGACGGCCCTCTATGGTGATGGCGGGATGGGGAAGTCCCTCCTAGCCCAGCAATTGATGACCAGCGTGGCGACGGGCCAACCATGGATCGGACAGGAAGTCCTACACGGCCGCGCCCTCGGGATCATGTGCGAGGACGACGAGCCAGAACTTCATCGCCGCCAGGACAGCATCAACCGAAGCATGGAGATAGAGCCGGAGCGCCTTGACAACCTTCGGTATTCCGCCCGACTTGGCCGTGACAACATCCTCATGGCCTTCGATGGCCGGGATGTCGGAAGCATCACCGAGGCGTTCAACGAAATCGACGCCACATGCTACAGCTTCAAGCCTGATCTTCTGGTGTGCGATACCATCGCAGATTTCTTCGGCGGCAATGAAAACAACCGATCCCAGGTCCGCCAGTTCGTCCAGAACACATTCGGCAGACTCGCCCGCACCCACCACTGCGCCGTCCTGGTCTGCGGTCATCCGTCCGTTTCCGGCATAGCCAGCGGCGCCGGAACCGGCGGCTCTACGGCGTGGTCGAATACCGTCCGGTCCCGCCTCTACCTGACCGCACAGGACGGTGACAACGCCGATCCCAACGCCCGCATTTTGAGCCGCAAGAAGGCCAACTACGCCGCCCGCGATGCCGAGGTTAACCTTGTCTGGCGGGCCGGGTGCCTCATCGTCCCCGGAGAGGATGACGCCGCCAGCGACATGCCGGACTGGCAAATCATAACCGAGATATTCAAATCCATCGACACGGCATGGGTTGCCAAAAAACCATGGTCCATCGTGCCGCAGTCCAGAATGCAGGGACGATACCTGCCGACGTTCGCCAAGGAGCACTTCAACATGGGCGAAAAAAAGACGATCAAGCTGGTGCAGGATTGGCTGATGAACGGGTATCTGGCCGTCGAAATTGCCGACCGAAAAACCCACAACAAGGGGCTTCAGGTGATCAAAAATCTAACCCCTTACGGCGATTGATGCAATTTCATGCGAAATTCATACTAGCAACGACGGGTTGCTAACCCATTGTTTTTACTTAGGCGAAGGTCTGGCGAAGGTTGGCGAAAAAGCGAAGGTTGGCAAATAACCCATTGATATCGTTATGGCGAAGGTCTGGCGAAGGTTGGCGAAGGTCAAGGGTAACACACTGATATTGTTGGCGAAAGTTTGGCGAAGGTTAGGCGAAAGTATCCCCCCATACCCCCCTACGTGCTTCGCCCGCCCCTTCAGAGGGTCGGCGAGCACGACAAAGGGGACAAAACATGGCCGCTGAACCCCGCCAACCCCGCAAGTCATGATCCCACGCCCCGTCCAGAAATTGCGACACTCCTACCCTCATTCCCCTCCCGACCCAAAATCTCCGGTTCCACTTTTCCAGCTAGGGGGGTCGTGACAAATTCCGAAACCTCAGCCAGCGGGGGGTGGGGGGTCTGCTCCGGGGCATCCTGCCGCTGCCAGGAGCGGCCGGACGCGGTGCCGGCATCGATCCCCCCCCCTCACTGACCGAACGATGGCCCGCTGGACCGCGACGTTGAGGCTACAGGCCGGCGTGGTGGCTGTCCGGTGTCCCTGCACCCGGCGCGGCGTCCACGGTGCTGTGCGGGCTGCTACGGGGCGGCGTGGTGGCTGTCCGGTGTCCCTGCACCCGGCGCGGCGTCCACGGTGCTGTGCGGGCTGCTACGGGGCGCGGCGGAGGATGGCCCGGACCATGCGGCCGTTCCACGCCCCCTCCGACAGGGTTCGGATGCCACGAGCCGACAGGCATAAAGCGATCGCCCGCGCCGATCTGGTGCCGCCGGCCTGTATCTCCCGGATGGTTGGCGACACAGACGCAGCGAAGGCGTCGAAGGCAGCCCGGTTTGTCGCTGCGCCCTTCGCTTGCGCTTCGGCCAGGTTCGTACGGTTGCCCAGCTTAACGCCGCGCGCCTTGGCGGCAGCCAACGCCAAACGGGTCCGCTCGCCTATCATCGCCCGTTCCTTCTGTGCCAAGGCGGCATAGATGTGCAGCATGAACGGGTCGGCGTCTAGGCCAAGATCAGCCACGATGAACGGCACGCGCTGCGCCATCAGGCCAGCGATGAACGCCACATCACGGGATAGGCGATCCAGCTTCGCCACGACAACCGCGGCCTTCGCCTTCCGCGCCTGTGCCAGCGCCTCGCGCAGCACCGGCCGGCGGTCCAGGGCATCGGTACCCTTGCCCGTCTCGATCTCGACGCACTCGCCAATCAGCGTCAGTCCGTTGGCGGCGACAAACCGCGCGATGGTCTCGCGCTGCGAGTCGATGCCTAGACCGCTCCTGCCTTGGCGCGACGTGGAAACCCGCAAATAAGACAATACGTTAGTCATGCTATCACATTCCCGGAAGATGATACAGCACTATACCACCGTATAGACGAGCCACATAGCCCGATCCATGCTGCATGTGCGAGAGAAACGCGAGACTTATTCGCGTTAGCACAACCGGAAGTATCAAAACGCGAATCTCGCTCACGTTTACGCGCCCTCGAAAGCCCGGAACGCGCAAAATAGTGGCACTCCGTCTCGGATCGTCAATCGGTGCGCCAGATCGTCACGCAGCATCCCTCAGCCCGAGCACGACCATCCGCCGGATAGCCTCGCCGCGCTCGGGATATCGGGCTGCGTGCGACGCCATGCGTCTATGCGGGCGATCCGGCAGAATTGTGTGGATTGCGCGGGTGGCACGGAGGCCGAGGTTAGGCGATGCCGCTGTGTCGCCTGTCCGATGTGGCCATACCGGATGGCGTCAAACCCCTTCAATTCCCGTGAAATGACTGAAACGCAACGGGCCGAAGCGGTAGAGAGGCTTTCACCGGCTAGGGCGGCGCGGGCAATGCTTGCCGGGCGATCCGACTGATTGCTTAGGTAGCGTATCGAGCCGTCCCCAAATCCCGACATCGCCGCTCAGTCATCCGATCACGAACCTGTTACCGCAATAGGCGCAATCCGCGTTTGCGTCCCGCCGCGAATGGCGCGCCATATTGGCGTCATGGTCGATAGGACGCATGACATGGGCAAAGCAGACGACGCGGCGATAGCTGCGTTCGCGGCGGCTCGCGGTGTCACCCGCGTTGCCGAGGGCGCCGCCGCGCTCCCGACTGACCGCCGCTACTGGCGCGATGCCGTGCGGGCGCCTCGTCCGGTGTCTGTTGATCCCACGATTGTCCGCCGCGTGGCCGCCGTGGATGCGCTGGGGCGACGTGGTTGTGTCAACCGGCACCATGCCGGCTGGCTGCACGGACGTGATCCGCTTCGGGCCGCACGGCTCGGCAATCCTGCACGTTCCCTACCCGCATGTGCAATCGCTGCTTTGGAACGCTTGCCGGTCAATGCCGGTACTGGGCACGCACGCCTAACCCGGCCTCCCCATGCCGCCGGACGCGTTCACGGGCGCCCGGCGGAACGGAGAGACCTCCGAACAGAAGGGACCGAGACCGATGAACCGCCCATGGCTGACAAATAACCCGCAGGTTGCCGCCGCGTTGAAAGCCGCTGATGGATGGTATGCCGCCAAGATGCGCGATTGCGCCGGCATGAAGCTGGCCGACAAGATTATTGCCATCCGGGCCGCGCGCATTGCACTGGCGACCACGCAAGAGGCGATTGCCGAACGCTATGGCGAGCAACCCACAATGACCGGCGCGAAGGAGTGAGAGCGATGAACGCCACCACGCAACCCACAATGACCGGCGAACAAGCCTATGAGGCCGACCGGGCGCAACTGCCGCTGTATCACAATGGCAAGCCGCGCCCGTGCTGGGCTGACCTGCCCTCATGGGCGCAGGGCACATGGAACCGCAACCCGACCGTGCCGGCGCGGAGGGTTGTGGCATGACCCTGGAAATACAGCGAACGGACGCCGTTCGCTGGTTCGAGACGCTCGGCGGTTGTGTCTGCGGGAAAGCCGCTACCGGCACGCTGCGCGGCCCGCGCAATGAAAGCTACGGCAACCGATGCACCAAATGCGGCAAGGCGCGCGTGAGGAAGGCCGACCGTGAACGGGCGGCGTTTGTTAAGCGGATGAAGGAACTCGACACATGACCCCGCAAGCCCTCGCCGCCCTCCTGGCTCCGCTCGGCTCGCGCCCCGATCAGGCCCGCGCGCTGGGCGTCGGGCTCCGCACCGTGCAGCGATGGCACGCCAAGGGCTGCAACCGCTTCATCGCGCGGGCGCTGCGACTGATGGTTGCCGAGATACTTTGTCACACTTCGTAACTCGCTTTCCGCGCCAGAGTGGCGCTTGATGTGCGTATCGAACGAGACCACCCAAGGGACCGCCGAGATGACCGCTACATTCACAATCACTGATTCCCCCGTGAAACACGAAACGCCAGAAGCCGCGCGCACGGCGGCTTATGAGATCGCCGTGATCTGGTGGACGGATCGCTGGAACAACACGCACCCGGTTGACCCACACGATCATGCCGGCCGAGATGCTCGCGCCAAAGCGGCCGCCGCCTACGTTGTCCGGCAAATCGACGCGCAGATTGCAAACGGCTCGCTGATCTAACCCGCAGCATTTCGCAACGCGGGCGCCAGGTCCGGCGCCCGACGCGAAAGCCTACGACGCAACCAAAGGGAAACGACCGATGCCGAGGATGACGACACAAAAGGCCGGAACCGTCCAGAAAGTGGGCTTTACCAGCGGCGGCGCCGGCAACCAATTTACCACAATCGACGGCGTAAAATACGCGACCTATTGGGACATCAGGCGGATAGACTGGCGAACCGGCGACATGGTGACGTTTGACGCATACATGGCGCCACTCTGGACCGGACACCCGGAGATTCCGCACGCGCAAAACATCCACAAGGTAGCCGCGCAACTCGCTGCGACCGAAGCCTAACCCCGCAACCAGCCCGGCGGCCACGCTGCCGGGCGATGGAGGAAAGAGAGAATGACCGAGAAATTCCAAATCATGAGCCGCTTCACCGGAGCGGTACAATTCGAGTGCGAGTTATCCGCCGAGATTGCCGGGGAGTCGTTTGGCATCCAGCTGGGATACGCCATCAAAGCAGCGATAAAATCACACAGCGACCTGCGCGGCAGCAACCTGAGCGACAGCGACCTGCGCGGCAGCAACCTGATCTACAGCAACCTGATCTACAGCAACCTGAGCGGCAGCGACCTGAGCGGCAGCAACCTGAGCGGCAGCGACCTGCGCGGCAGCGACCTGCGCGGCAGCGACCTGCGCGGCAGCAACCTGCGCGGCAGCAACCTGATCTACAGCGACCTGCGCGACAGCGACCTGCGCGGCAGCAACCTGATCTACAGCAACCTGAGCTACAGCAACCTGAGCGGCAGCGACCTGCGCGGCAGCAACCTGAGCGGCAGCAACCTGAGCTACAGCAACCTGAGCGGCAGCGACCTGCGCGACTCGAAATGGACGGACGAAATCACTATCCAGCGCGCGCCGCTGCAAATATCCGGCCTCGCCTACCCGATCACGATCCTCGATCAGCACATGCAAATCGGCTGCGAGTTGCACACACTCGCCGAATGGGCCGCGTTCGACGATGAGCACATCGCGCGTATGGATGGTTTCAACGCGCGGCGATTCTGGAAAGCGCACAAGGCGGCGCTGCTGGCGTTGGCTGCTGGGGACGGGCGCGGTGTGGATGCGGAGGTTGCGGCATGACGGGCCGAGATTGGCAAATCATCGTGGCGCGCATACGTCACTCGGGTTACGACATGCCGCAAATCAACGCTGCCTGGCAGCGCGCCCGCGCCCTCGGCACCAGCCGCGACGATCCGGCCGAGGTGGTCGAGGCGGCGGTAAGAAAGGAATTGGAGGCCACGCCATGACCGAAACACAGTCGCCATTCGCCGGCTCCGAGGATCTGAACCCGAACACCGCAACCGGCGTCCTGTTGGACGACATCGCGCACCGTTGCGGCATTACATCACGCCTCCGCTGGACGCCCGGAGCGACCGAGAGCGATGACAGCCTGCGTGGACGCGTCCTGGGCGCCATCAGGGCCGCTCTGTCGTCTCGGGCTATCGCGGTGCCGGGCGGCACCCATCCCCGCCTCAGCGTCACGCTGGACCTCGCCACGACCCAACCCGACACCGAGACCCGCCGGACGCTCGCCGCGGTCCTGTGCCAGGTCGCAATCTCCGTCGCCACCGGCATGAGTGAGGGCATCGTGGACGATCTGGGCGGCACGATCGTGGCGCGGTTTCGCATCGAGAGTTGACACCAGCGGGCCGGCCCGGTATTGTCCGGCCCGTACGTTTGCTCCCAGGACTGCCAAACTCCGCCCCGGCGCCGCAAGGTTCCGGGGCTTTCTTTGTCAGCCGGATACGCGCCCCGCCAGCCGCTCGCTGTAAGCCGCAAACCACGCATCACCGGGACCGACATCCTCGGTCTCGGCGTGCGCCTGTTTGCCCTCGGTGCGCCAGCCCAGCAGCCGATGGGGCACAGTGTCGATAGTCAGCAACTCGGCTGCCGGCTCAATCCGCAGCGCCGAGGGTGCCCAGCCGTCCGGTGTCAGCGTGGCCGTGTAGGCGGCGCCGTCCTTGCGCCAGTCCGTCAGCGCGTAGTCGATAGCGCCCCAGCGGACCTTGGCGGCGCCGACATCGATGTGCAGGGGGAGTTTCATGGATCACCACGGAATGACGATGAAATGTCGATCCAGAGAACGCCACCGCCAAAACACAATCTGGTTAGGGCTTTCTGCAATCACTTCGTCAATGTCCATCATCACAACCTGATAACCGAGCCGCTTGAGCCGTCGCCGTTCTAGGCGCGTGAACCATCGGTTCAGCCCATCCCGATCCGCACAACCGCAGCCACACGCGCCGCCGAATTCGTCAATCTTGCGGTGCAGTTTGTTTATGATTTCATTGCCAAATTCAACCATGACTGGCGGCAACTGATCGGGTCCGTCCTCCTGGACCCACCGCGCGGACATGCCGGGACGAAACGGGCCGCGCCCTTCTTTGTCCTGCACGCGATAAATGCAGCGCGCGTTCATCGTCCCGGTGGCCTCTGCGCGAAAGCCCACGCCGCCAGGGCGCGCTTGGTCGGCTTGATGGATCGGATAATGCGCGGCCGTTTTGCCTTCCCGCTTTTGACTGCCATCGGTGGCGGCTTCGGTTGGTCTGTCATAGCAACGTAACCGTAAGAACCGTGAACGCCTTTGATGCATAAAACTTCCTAGCCTGTAGTTGGACGATCTGCGAATCGTCGCGCCACAAAACACCATTCAGAGCATCAAAAATTGTCTTCTGCAAATTGTCAATATCGGGACGACCTACCGGATACACTGAACCGCCAATTGCACCTGCCTGTTTTTTCTTTGGCCATGATGCCGGTATTTCCGAGGCAATAGCGATTTCCACCCTGAGCGCCCCTTCAAGGCAAAGCTGCCCGACCTGATCGAGCGCGCATTGCTTTACCCACGCCTCCGCGCTGACCGTTGCGGCCGGCGTGTAGGCATGACCGGACTTCATCACGCGGGGGCGAGCCTTGCCGCGCAGGGTGCCGGGTATCGTGACAGTTAGAGTTGCGCTCATGGCCGCGCCGCATCCGCGAGAGGCGTGCCGAGAAGTTGACCCATCGCGCGGCGGTAGACATCGAGCAAGGTTTCGCGTTCCTCGACCTCGGCGGGGTCCATTTTCCGCTCCTTGATAAGCTGCCGAATCACCTTGACATCGAAACCAGCCGACTTAGCCTCCGCCATGATGTCCTTGATATCGGCACCGATGCTCTTGCGTTCTTCCTCAAGCCGTTCTACGCGCTCGATGATGCTGCGAAGGCGACTTTCCGCGATGTCGCCCCACGCGGTGTTGTGGCCGGGTCCGGGTTCGGTCATGGCTTCCTCCTTGCTTCCCGATAAGCCGGGTCTGCCCACCGCCGCTTGGCCGCGGCGACGTGGCGATCATGGCTGTCCTCGGGGTGGTGCGTGCCGCGCTTTGCCTCAGCGATGCGGGCGCGCGTCTCCGGCGACTGTGGCGTGCCAGGCGGGCGACCAACGGGGCGGCCGGTGGGGTGGTCCATCAGGTTTCCATCCCCTCGGCTTCCGGCGCAAATCGGGCCAGGGCGGAGGTCACGGCATCGTCAACGAGTGCCGCCAGTTCTAGGCGGTTCTTCGCCAGGTAAGCGCGCTGCTTCATCACGTCGGCGTCGGCGGTGATGGCTTCAAGGGCGGCTTGGTCCGGCGCGGACTTGATGCGTCCGACAAGCAATTGCGAGCCGACCGCAGCCTTGTCCGACGGCGCGTCGATCACAAGCGGATGCACGGTAAACGGCTTGCGGCTGGCGCGGGTTTCGGTCAGCGCCATCGTGGTCGTCTCGGGGATATCGGTCATGTGCGAGATGCGGATGCCGCCTACAGCCATCCCACCGAACCGCACTTTCTCGTCACGAAAGATCGTCATGGATCGGCCGATATAGGCGTTCCCGTCCGGTCCCCATAGCCTTACCATGACGCGGCGCATTGACTTGCCGGGCATGTAGGGCTTGCCGCCGTCGCCCTCAAATGAGACGGCAATCGGCTGTTCTCCCGCGCGGAGTTCAACCTTCGTGACCTTAATGGTGATCGGCCCAACGATCAGATCGTCCGCGTTAAGCTGTTCACTTTTGGGCGCTATCGTGCCGCTTAGGTCGGTCATACCCTGATGTCCTGTTCTATCCTGCGTTCAGTCGGTATCAGCCGCGCCTTCGATGCCAGCGCCGCCCGATAGGCTTCCATCTTTTCGGCCAATCGCGTCTCAAATTTCGCGGCGGCTTCAAGGATGGCAAACATGATCGTGGCATCCGGCAACACCCGGATCGTCGCCATTGGCAATCCGCCGCTGAACGATATGAAGTCGCACCATTGGCGCTTCGTCACCAGAAAGCCGGTCTGGATTTGCAGCATGAACTCCTGCGGGATCGTGTCCGATGCGACGTTCTCGACGATGGTCTCGATCTGGAACCGCTGACGGCGTGACTTGCACTCAATGAAGCCGTCATCGCCAACCAAGCCGTCCGGCGAGAATCCGAGCGTGAAACCCCATTCGTCGTTTGTGACGAAACCCATTTCGGTAGCAGGGGCATAGGCTTTGGAATAGAGTTTCCGAGCCTCGTCCTCGTCGTCATAGCCGCGCATCATGTCGTAGCTGTAGTATTGCGGCTCTACGTAGTGGGTTATGCGTTGGGCGAGCAGTTCCCACATATGGGCGCGTTCTTTGTCGTTGCTGGCGGCTTTGAGCGTGGGGGTGAGGACCAATTTCATGTTGCTTGCCGTGAGCAAGCCAATGCGAGCCTTGGTCCATTCCTCACTCCCCTGTGTCAATTCTGGGAAATAGCGTATCGTCATGACCGCCCCCTAATAACTGATCTGGACATGCGGCACGGCGCCCCGAGCAATGGCGACAACAGCAGCCCGAGCCGCCTTGTCATTCAACCCAGCCGCCACCAGTCCGGCCATCGCCTCGTTGTTCACCTTAGCCAGATGCGCCTTGTCGGCAGTCCGGCGCGCGGTCTCGGCTTCCTCGGCAGCCTTGGCGGCGGCGGCACGCTTGCGCTCGGCGATGAGGATGTATTGCTGGTCCATCTCAGCCTTCGCCTGCGCCTGAGCCAACGCCAGTTCCGCGCGACGTTCGGCGTCCAGACGGTCTTGCTCGGCCTTGGCGACTGCGGCAACCCGTGCAGCCTCAGCCCGGTCAGCGGCTTCCTGCGCCTGCGCGCGGGCCAGTTCCGCCGCTTGCTCGCGCCGGGCAGCCTCGCCCAACTCGGCGGCGGCCCTAGCCTCGGCATCGAGTCGCGCTTGCTCGGCCGCGCGGCGTCGGATTTCGTCTTCCCGCTCCTGCTGCCGAATTTCGGCTTCCTGGCGTTCCCGCTCGGCATGTTCCGCGCGGAGGCGGTCCAGTTCGACGGCATCGGCCTCGCGCTTCACGGCGGCGGCGTGCAGGTCGGTCAAACGATCATTGATCTGCCCGATTGTCATGGTGGCCCGGGTAGAAAACTCCTGCCATGATCGCTTTGCCTTCGCGGTCAGATCATCCATCCGAAGGGCAATCTGATAGGGGGAAGCGTCGGCCGGAACGTCGGCCAGCGCGACGATCTCGGCCAGCGCAGCCTCATGCGCGGCAATCCGGTCCCGCTCGGCGTTTTCGTATTCGGTGAGCGGCTTGCGGACTTCCTCCTTGAGGGCGTCCAGGCGGTCGCGGATCATGCGGCGTTCCTGGTCGATCACGCCGGCTTGTTTCTTCCATCCATCGACCAGCGACTTGCCCATGCCATCGAAGGCCGTCTTGGTCTTGGCAACCTTGAGGCCGAGGGATGCAAACGCCTCTCGACCGGCCCGTGTCGAAACGTCCAGCGCCGCCGCTTCCTCACGCGCCTTGCGTTCGATGCTGTCCAGCAGCTTCGCGGCATTGCCGGGTCCAAATGCCACAACTGCGGTTACTGCGCCACCCAAGACCAGATCGGTGCCGGGTTCTGATTGATCGCTCATACCGCCCCCACCATCCGTTCGGCCAGCCTGACCCCGGCCGGGCTCAGCGCCAGCACGACGCACCGGCGGTCCTCGGGAGCGGTCCAGCGGGCCATCAGCTTGGCGGCGACCAGGCCGTCGCACGCGCGGGTTATCGACGCCTGGTTCGGGATGTTGGTCAATTTGCTGATCAGCGCGGATGTCGTCAGAATGCCGGGATGCGCGGCAACGCGCAGCAACAGCGCGGCCTGACGGAGGTTCAGGCCGGCCGCGATTGCCGGGCGCAGGCGGTCCAGCAGCGCGTGGGCGCCGAAGATCGGGGTGGGGATGGTCGGGGTCTTGGTCATGGTCGGTTCTTCATGTTGCGGCGTATCAACACGCCGGGGGAGACATTACGCCGCCGCCGGATACAAGTCAACGGCGGAATGGGTCAGTCGCTCGGCTTCTGGTCGGCGACGGCAAATGTGATCGCCACGACCTCGGGGTTTGCGTCCCATGCGCCGGGGCCGTGTATGTGGTCCCATAGGTCGGCGAATGACCTGCGCGGGTCCGCCGTGGCGCAGTCGATTGTCTCACTGTTGGCTGCTGGCGCAATCCCCTCCGCGATGGCGTCCGCGCAGGTGATCTCCTGCAACCGCTGGAGACGCACGCCGGTGACGGCCAGTGTCAAGCGGCTCAGCCCGCGCGGCATGTGGATGGACGGGTGCCATGGTGGACGATCGCGCCGTTCGTCCGTGTCGGGATCGAGGTAGTAGCCATACGGATATCCATCCGCCCGGTAGAAATATTGAGGCTCGCCTATCGGGCGGTCATCGCCGTCCAGTTCATAGATCGGCCCGCAGAACGCCTCTCGGACCCACAGCCGATCGCCGGGGTTATAGGTCAGCCTACCGAGCCACTGCGCCATTATTGCGCCGGCTTGATGGGGAGCCGGATCGGTGATCCACGCAAGGCGACCTTCAATCGAGCGGAAGTCGCGGGCGTTATTCATCGCGGCCGAGAAAAGAGCGCCGTCGGGCTTCACGTAGGAGCCTGCGTAATCGAGACCGCCAGTCCAAATACGCAGGTTGTGGGGCGAAAGTCGCCGACGTGTTTGCGTCTTCGTGCCGGCCAGTAACGCGCGGATCATCGGGGCGGAAAAGATGATGGGGCGATCGGTCATGTGGGGGCGTCCTCTGTCTTTCTTGGCTCCCGGATGCCGTGGAACACCGGAAACCGATACACCTCGGCGCTCGGCATCGCCGCCCGGAGTGTCGCGTTCTCCTGCGCCATTCGCGCCCACTCGACGGCGAGCGCGTTCAACTCGGCAGCCCCGGCCGGCTGTCCGGCGGCAGCGAGCGTCAGGGCGATCTCGCGCAGCTTGGCGACGTGTGGGTTGGGGATGCTCAGGGGGTCACTCATCCCGCCGCGCCTCGGCTCGTGCCTCACGGGCGAAGTTCATGTCAACGGCGCGGTGACGACGTTGCCGCCCTCGGTACCGGTGACGAACAGCACGCGGCCGCCCTCGATGGCGGAGACCAGCACCATGTCGCCAGCGGCGAACATGTCCGCCGCGTCATCAAAGAAGCCCTTTTCAGCCACCCGGCGCAGTGGGGCTGTGCCCGCGCGGTAGTGCCAGAGGGTGAAGCCTTGGGCATAGGCCAGGATGGACAGGTTTTTGATGGCGAACTGCATGACGGGAATCCTTTTGATTGGGACGGGGCGATCGGCGCCGAACTCGCCCAGAAGCAAGCGTTCGGTCGAAGGGTTGCGGGCGGCATCGCTCATCTGATCACCCCTCCAGATCATCCACCAGCCGGAACCCGGTTTCGGAGATGAACTCAATCAACGCCTCGCCGGTCAGCCGGGGCGTGTCGGGAGGCTCGATCAACATGCCGGTCCCGACCAGGCACCGCTCCTGAATGGCCCCCAGCATCGCGCGCAGCCGGTCAGCGACCGGGCCGGAAATGTCGCCGTGCGGCGGGTCGATGTCGTCCATCAGTCTGCGCATGGTTTTGAGGGCCATCACACGGCCTCCACAAACTCGCCGAGGTTGTTGACCGAATACCGCCTGCCGGCCTCGACATTCTCGCCGACGTAGGCGGTGGCAAAGCGCGTGCGGGTGCCGTCGTGATATGGAACCGCTGCGCATCCACCGACTCCCAGCGCGACTGTCGATCCAATGCCAGCGATGGCCACAATGGCGTTTTCGCCTGTCGCGTCGATCTGCGCGGCGTCGCCACTACTGCCGATCCGCGCGGCGTCGCCACTGCTGCCGATCTGCGCGTCGTAGCCACTGCTGCCGATCTGCGCGGCGTCGCCACTACTGCCGATCCGCGCGGCGTAGCCACTGCTGCCGATCTGCGCGGCGTAGCCACTGCTGCCGATCCGCGCGGCGTCGCCACTGCTGCCGATCCGCGCGGCGTCGCCACTGCTGCCGATCCGCGCGTCGTAGCCACTGCTGCCGATCCGCGCGTCGTCGCCACTGCTGCCGATCTGCGCGGCGTAGCCACTGCTGCCGATCCGCGCGGCGTAGCCACTGCTGCCGATCCGCGCGGCGTCGCCACTGCTGCCGATCCGCGCGTCGTCGCCACTGCTGCCGATCTGCGCGTCGTAGCCACTGCTGCCGATCCGCGCGGCGTCGCCACTGCTGGTCAGATCGCTTTCCGCAAGCGCCGTCAGTCGTGCGACCATTCCATCGCTGGCAGTGATCTCGGCAGCCAGGAACTCAGGCGTCTCGATCCAGGCCGCCCATGCGGCACCCGCAAGCCATCGCGCGTAGCCGTATTGCTTGGTGTCGTATGCATTGTCGATCACGTCGGCATAGACGCCGCCCTCGGGAAAGCGGCGGCTAAACTCGGCGATGCCATCCGCGCATGCTCTCCACTCGTGCAGCAGATCAGTGGTGATGCGGAAGGGGTCGGCTGCCTGGGGTTCCGGTGCGGCGGCGGGCTTGGTCTTGCGAGGCATGGCGGGGTGCTCCCTGGGGTGTGTGGTGATGGTGTGGCGGCGGGTCGATGTCGTCGTGCAACTGACGGCGGATGATTGTTTCAGTGGTGGCGCTCATGGCGCGCTCCCTTTAGTTCTGCCGATGCTGGCGGTGTGCGCCCGGCGCAGTGAATGGACAGCCACGACGATCCAATCAGCCAGCGGCCAGTCGCGGCGAGCGGTTGCCCCGCGCCGGACGCAGGCACGGTGGACGCCGACTGCCTTGCGCCACCGCGCCCGCCATTGCGCCTCGGTAAACGGGACAGCGTGCCGGAACAGGGCGCGGCGCAGGTCGATGGCGAGGAGATCGGTGGGGGCGAGCGTCGGTGTCATGGCTTGGAAATCCATGTCGGCGGCGTTGCGGATGATCGCCGGCTCGGTTATAGCGCCTTCGGGGTCGTGAAACACGCCCATGCATATACCGTCTGTTGCCACCACGAGCACACCGCCGGACTTTGATGGTTCGATCCGCGCGCCGCTAAGACAATAGCGCGTGGGTTCCTGGCTGGTGAAGCGATTGGCTTCCGCGAGCAGTTTCGCGCTTATGCATATTCGGAGCATGTCTGCCTCCCTTGTCTGTGCCGCCATCCTTACACCGGGTCCGGACGCGCCGCAAGAAAAATGTTGGTTGACACCGGACGATGTTCGCCGGCAGTGTGTCGGCATGAACACGAAACCCATCCACCCGTTGCGGCGATGGCTGTTTGAGCGCCAGATGACGCTGGACGTTTTCGCCGTGAAGTCGGGCATCTGCAAGAGTATGTTGAGCGAGATCATGACCCGGAAGAAGATGCCGTCCGCGCAGGCAATGCTCAAGATACGCAAGGCAACGCGCGGGGTGGTGACGCCGAACGATCTGGTCCCGGAGGCTCGGGCCGCAGCGAGGGAGAAAACACCATGAACGGCCCTGTCCGCGCGTGCGCCTCTGGCACATCGTCGTTGGTGTCGGCATCGTGGTCGCGGCGGTGGTGTGGTGGGTGCATTGAACACAAAGCCGGGCCTCTTTGCGGATCGCCCGGCCTGGCGCGCGGTGGATGCAACCCTCGGGTCGTTATCCGCGATGTGCGCGCGCCGCGTGGCTGGATGGGCCAGACGGGGGCGGGTGCGCTCCCTTCCCGCCGAACGTCGCATCCAGCCACGCAACTATTTGCCTATAGGGAGGGATAAATGACTGAAGAAGAACTCGCCTACCTCGCCCTGACGCCGGAAACCCGCTCCCGCCGGCTGGCCCTGCGTGAACGCAAGATGGCGGCTGCGCAGGCCCGGTTCCAAGCCACGGTTGACGATAGCACATATGAAGCCGCCTGCCGCGCCGCGGCACCGAAGGCCATTCAGGAGGCGCTGTATCCGCCGGGCGTTGACGAGCCGGTGGGGCGGGTTGTGGCACGAAGAAAACACGAGGGGATGGCGTGATGGCAACCAAGATCAATGCCGTGCAGTTAGCGTGTCTCGAATGCCTCCACGCAAAGAGCCATCCTCACGGTGAGATGTGCATTCCGTTCGCGCCCATTGCGATCTATACTAGTCTTCCTCGCGCCGAGGTTCGCCGCGCGGTTCGGTTCCTCGCGCGCAAGGGCTTGGCGGAATTTCACAGCGGACTGTCAACCGAAGACGGCGACTTTGCTGGGGCCGGCTATTGCATTACGCCCGCCGGCATAGCGGAGTTTCCGTGATGCCCGCCGCTCATCATTACCCGCAGTCGCATTGGTCCGCCGAGCGAGACGCCGCGTTCGCCCCAATGTGGAAGGACGGCTTAGACTGGCCGGCCATCATTGAGGCCCTTAATACCATCCCCGGCCCGCGCCCGATTACTGACCGGAAAACGCTGGCGAAACGCGCCGAAGTGCTGGGCATCAAGCGACCGGCTTGGTATCTGACGCTGATCCGGCAGCGCATTTCGGCGGCAGGAAACGCGGTGCAGGCGGCGATGCGGAAGTCTGCACCGCCGAAGCCACCGAGGCCCAAACACGGCTACCGCACCGGCGGCACCCGCCACGCGCTGCCGGCGGGACATGCGATGACGGCGCTGGTGACGAAGATGGTGGTGTCGGAGTTGCCGCTTTCGAGTCGGCGGACATGCCAGTTTATTTCTGGCGAGCCTTGGCGGCACGAGTTCTGCGGGGCGCCGTCAGTGGTCGGCCTGTCGTGGTGCCCGATGCACGCCGAGGTGGTGTTTTCGAATTGGCCGGAGGTCAGGTGGCGGTTGGAGTGTCGGACATGACCACCACCGCCCGCGACCGCTGGGACAGCTACCACTGCCGCCCGCTGCCGATCACGGCCGGCGTCTGCGAGGCGTTGGCGACTGGAGAGGGAATGAAGGTGATCGCATGGAAGTTCGGCGTCCATCTGTCCACCGTGAGTATGATCGCGGTGCAGAACGGTTTGGCGCGGCGGCGCGATGCGGGGATACGGAGAAAATGAGCGCCACCAACACCCGCTACACCCCGTCCCAGCGTGAGGCCGCGGTTGCCGCAGTTCGCAGCGGTGTTGCCGTCAAAGTTGCCGCCGCACGCTATGGGGTCAGCGCCGATTCTTTGCGGAATTGGTTGCAGGGGCGGCGGTTCGCGCTTTTCGTTGCGCCGGACAGCGCGTTGACGCGGCGGTGTCTGCGGTGCCAGGTGAAGTTTACGCCATCGCACAAGGGGTTTTTCCTCTGCCCGCTGTGTCGGGCGGATGATTCCCGTTGCTGTCATTAGGGAGAAAAGCCATGACCAACCCCGAGCGTGAGCGCATAGAGCGGATCGAACGGTTGGTGCTACTACAATTAGCGTATGGCCCGAACCCCGGCTATGAGCGTTCGTGGCGTGAGCGTGTGGATGACCTCATTGGCAAGATAGAGGCGGCGCGCTGCCAGGAGCGAAGTGGGGGCGTTGAACAGATGCTGCCGTCAGTAGCTCCGGCACAGCGCGATGGCTTGCAGCAGGAGAACGACACCCTGCGAGCCATTATCGCCAAAGGCCCTATGGATTGCGTCTACTGCGGGTTGCCGGCGACCGATATGAGCAAGTGCGCCAGCGGCTTCCCTGGTTGTGCCAGAGCGGACGACATGCTGGGCGATCCACGGCCTGCTATGCCGCCCCCAGTAGCCCCGGCGCAGACCGAGGCGACGTTCCCGCAACCCAGCCGCAATGACGGCGGTGTGCCGTGTGGGGAGTGTCATCTGCGTGCTGGCGAGACATGCGACGTGTGCGGCGCGGAGCAGTCCGGCGGTGGCGCGGATGCTGCCGCCTCCCGCCCATCCCTCGCCGCGCAGGCCGAGGCGGTGGAGCTGGCGGATCAACGGACGAACATAGGCGAGATGGAGGAGGATGCGGGTGCCCTCTCCGCTGCCGCCGAGACGCTGCGGCAGTGCTGGGGTTGGTGGCGGACATGAAGCGGCTGACGGACAGTGCTGCGGCATTTATCGGCGCGCCGAACTCGGTAGTCCGAACCACGATGCACAATGACATTATCCAGGCCCGCGCCGCGCTCCGGGCGCTGGGCGGGAAGGGAGAATAAAGCCTACGACAGCGCCCGCTTAACCGCCGCCATCTCATCCCAAACCGATCCCGGCAGCACCAACTCGGGCCGGGATCGGAACCACGCCAGCGACGGCACGGCATCCACGGCCATCACGTAGGCCGCGAACCATTCGGGATGCACGGATACATCAATGCCCCAGGTACGGGCCGTCAGGAAGCCACCCACGGCCTCATACGCTCCGAACAGCACCCGATGCTGCCCACCTGAGTTCTTAGCCCACGAGGCGCCAACTCCGGGCGCCTGTGCCCATGTCGAAAGGTCTTCCCACGTCGCCGGTAGCGCCAGCGTCACCAGCACCGGCCCAGTGCGGTCGATGGCAAAGGCAACCTCGACCGGATCAGTGCCGTCCACGATGCACCACGTCGGGACATCCTCGACTTGCAGCGGTGCCAGGTCGATGCCGTGGGTTGTCCAGTCCGCCATATCGTCGTCAGTGTAGGTGCCGCTGTCGTTGTCACCCGTGGCCGCATCATAGCCCGTGATGTGGGCATAGCGGCCTAGCACCATCTCAGTTGTCGGCCGCCACTCGCTGCCCATCGCGGCTTGGTTGATTTCGATGCGACGGAAATCTGCTGCCTCACAGCAGCATGAGCGCGTGGCGTTGCCGAGGTCGTCACCATCCGCCTTCCGCAGATCGAACCAGTTCCGGCTCGGGCTGGGGATCATGCGGGATAGCCCGACGCGGGCACGTAGGGCCGGCGTGCTGGGGTGATGCGGGCGATAGCGGGCGCCAAGGCAGAAGTCAGGCATCCATATCCTCCTGCGCCGGCTCTCGGAACGCCAGTACCGCAAGCATGGTATCAACGGCCGCAGTCAGTTTCCGCCAGTCGTGCTCGGGAACGACGCGGTGCTGGCACGATCTATTGACGCTCCGCAGCCAGTCAGTCATCTCCGTCGTGTCCCCGCAGAGCCGCGCGCACAGTCCCTCCGACAGTAGCCGGGCGCGGTCGAATTGACGCGCGGCCAGGGCTTCCTTGATTGTACAGAGGATCAGCGGGACACTGCGATCGACGTTCATGGCCGCTCTCTAGACTGCGCGATAATAGCCACGATGGTTCCCAAAACCGCAACACCCACCCCGAAGATGGCGAAGGCGTAGACCAGAATTGAAATCAAAACGCCCTCCTATACAGTGTCACCACCAGGCCCGTCCGCGCGGCGTCCTGCGCCGAGGCTGCGGCCTGCCGGTAAAGCGCGCAGCCGCTAACCGCTGCCCCTGTCGATAGGATCGAAAGGGTCAGGGCCAGGCGGCACAGTAGGCATCGCCGGCTTCTCCTGCTCCCATTTTCGGAACCGAAAGAGCACCCGGAATGCCCACCATGCCGCCTTGAGTTTCGCCAGCATCACTTCGCCGGTATCGCCCGCAGCAACAGCCGCGCGTTGTCAGGCGAGTAGACCGGCACCACGCCGCTCGCCCCGGTCAAGCCGACCCATGCCAGCAGTGCCGGGATCATCGACAGCGCAGCGTTGGCGACCGGAATGAACGGCGAGGCCCCAGGCAGGAACGTCAATGCGATGGGCACCAACACCTTGAGCGTGCCGGTGATGTCCTGCACCAGCGTCGTGTTGTTCGCGGTGCCGGCCTGCACGGCGGCGGCTGCGGTGTCGATCTTCGTCAGGTAGCCCTGCACCTGCGCGACGGTCGCGGCAGGCACCCCGGCGATTTGCAGGATGGCCCCAGCGAGCGCCTGCGCGCCAGCATCGACCAACTGCACGTCCCCGGCGAGCGTTGCGGCTGAGGTCGGGGTCTTGCAGCCGAATAGCGGCACGGCACAGAGCGCGCTGCCGGCGGCCAACATAAAGCGACGGTTCATGGCTTGTTCTCTCCAACGGTTGAAACGGGATCAAGCGGGGCTGGCGTAGCAGACGCCGGCGAGGCGGCGATCGCCTGATTTGTAGCGATGTTCACCAACCCCAATTGCGCCTCGATCTTACCGGCGATCTTCTCTTGTGTCATATCCGCAAGCCGCGCCACAGACGGACCCTCTTGGGTCAGCACGTAGCCTAAAGCCGCCGCCACAGCCGGGGATACGCCGGGGATAGTCACTTCCGGGTGCGCATATTGAATGCCCTGCTGCGCGGCCTGCTGTGCAGCACCGAGGCTGTTCTTCACGGCAGCGGTGATGGCCGCGCGGGCTGCTTCATCCTTGATGTGAGCCTGCAACCACGCCAAAAACACCGCGCCAGCGATGGAGAAGAAACCACCGATAACAGCGATCAGGATTTGCGTGAGGTCAACGGTCATGTCACCAGCCCTCCCTGATTCTCGTTCGCAGCAGATATCCTTCCAGCGCCCAGATTTTGTCACGCGCGCGCTCTCTGGCGATCTTCTGGCCCAGCGCCACATCGAAGTTGGCGGGGCTGGCTGCTGCGCTCTCGCCAATGACGTGATAGCCGTTGCGGAGCGTCAGGGCGCACACAGTCAGCGTCGTGCCGGGAAACACGTAAAAGGCTTCCGATACGATCTGAGCGTCGATGTCAGCGGGCGTCAGGCGCGGGGCATTCAAGCCCTTAGCCTGGATTTCGGCCTCAATGGCCGTTTCGTCTTTGCTCATGTTCTTCCTTTCAGGGTTGAGCGGTATGCACGTTTAAGTTCCTTGAGCCGGCGCGCCGGCCAGTTTCAACGCAAGCAGCCGACAATGTTCAGTTCGGCGGGTCCAGTCCGACCCGGCCCATCCCCATTGCGGCTTCGTCCGATAGTTGGCGAGGCGGGCGGCTGCGAGCGCATTGATGAACGGCGCCGGGGGAACGAGCGCACTCATCGCCGCAGTCGTCCTCGGCCCCAGCACCCCGTCCGCCCCGCCGCATTCCACACCCACCGCAGCCAGCGCGGTCTGCAAGCACCACGCGGCGGACTTGATCCGCCAGCCACCCAATCCCGCGTTGAAGGTATGGTCAACGTATAGCACCGCTCCGCATCGCAGCAGTCCAGCGTGGCTGGGCACCCAATAACCCGCGTTGGCAATCTGGCCGATTTCCGTCCGGGTTAGCATCCGCCGGAAATCGTCCTGCGTCAGCGACGGGCAGCAGCGCCATGCCTTCCACTCATCGAACAGAACCCCGCGATACGTTGGGTTCTGCCCGGGCGGGTCCGTCACCGGGTCATTCTGATCCCAGCCGCCCTCCTCGCCGCCGGGCTGCGTCTCGCTATCGCCAAAGGCGAAGGACAACCATGCGTCGAAGTCACTCATTGACCGACTCCCCGCGCTTCACCGCCTCGTCTCGGAGCGCGATCAACTTCAACTGCCGAATGCTTTCGTGTATCTTGTCCAGCGTTGCGTGACAGGCAGCAATCTCGGCGCGCAGTTCGCCCAGGTCTGCGGTCATGCTCCCATCAATCCCCATTGTGCGGGCGCATCGCCGGAAAAGAACTCTCGGGCGTTCTGCGTTGCAGCATTCCTTCGAGGAACGCAACTGCCCTGACCACGCCTACGTGCCCTTTGGCAAGATCGGCCGTGGCAAGTTTCAGGGCATCCGCTTCTCGTTGCTGTGCGTTGCGCCATTCTCGCAGGTTCTCGACGCGACCGAACAGCACGCCAGCCCAGAATATCAGACCAGCAAACGCGATGATGGCTGGTATCCATATGTTTTCTGCCATCTCGCATGTCACTCCTCAAATTCAGCCGTCCTTGTCTCTGCTGGCCCCGGCGCTAACCGGCTGCCCCAGCATTGCTGGCTTTGCCCTTGACTGCATGAGACCATCCAGTTGCGTTCTCAGGGCGGTGATGGCGTTCGTGGCATCGCCTAGCTTGTCGATGATAACTGCCGAATTCCGCCGCACCTCGGCCATATCGGTTTGGTATCCGGTCTCGTCTATTTTCACTCGGGCTGACAACGCCTTGAATTGTTCGTCCTGCGCATGGTCGCGCGCTTCAACTAATGCTGACGCCGCGGTAATCGCATTACTCGACCGAACTGAACTGTCCGACAACGCATTTTGCAGCGCGACGATCTGGGCGGTGTGCGCTGAGGTGGTGATGGTGGTGCTCCACACCCAGCTACCGAATCCTCCGAAAGCAACGACGATGGCGGCTCCAATGACTGTTCGAGCCACCCGCGTCAGGTCTGCCGTGGTAGGCTCACGCGGCGCGGGTTGAGGTTCAGCCACCATCTTTCGTCTCCTCCTAATACCCGCCGCCCTGAAGCCATGCGGCTGACGCCGCCCCAGCGCGGAGCGTCACGGACAGGAAGTGCCCGTTGAACTGCCCGGCGGCGTTGAGCGCCCCGATCCCGCAGGTCGTCACTTTCGGCATCCCGGAAACCGCTACAGAGCGTGCCGAGCCTCCGGTCGAAAACGCCCACAACAGTACCGGGGAGACGCTGAGCGATGCACGCGCCAACGTGCCGGCAGTCGGGTTGTTTTGATAGGAGGTGGTGGCGGACGCATAGCCGATCACACCGATACCCCGGTTTGTTATGCCGCCCACGCTGCTGAGGATGTAATCAGAATTCATTGCAACGCCACCGCTACCGTAGCAGCCACCCGGAATTGCGCCCGACGCCTGCGTGCCTGCGGAAGTGAACTGCATCCCCAGCGTCCAGCCCATCGCGGTCTGCCACCACGGATATTGTGACGTTGGGAACGAGAGGCCGCTGTCGGCGGCGCGGGTGACAGCGGCGCCGGCGGTGATGATCCGCGAGGTGGCGAAACTTCCGGCCTCAACCTGCACATTCGTCACCGTGCCGGTCAGCGTAGCAATCAGCGCCCCGGCAGTCGGCGTGAAGGTCAACTGGACAAGGTTGCCGGCGCCGGTGCCAACCAGCGTGCCGGTGTAGGTTCCGGTCAGCGCAATCGTGCCGGTGCCGTAGAACGACAGCGTGTAAGCCTGCGCCGTGACGGTGATAGTCTGTGTCGCGGGAGCCTGCGAGTTGAGGTAGATGTTCTGCGCCGTCGGCTCGTTCAGATACCCCAGCGCCGCGCCGGCAGCGTTGGTCTCAAAGCGTGGCAGGATCACCGCGGAGCCGGAGGTGGGGACATAGGCGGTCAGCGCACCTTGCTGCACTTGACCTCCCCAAACATAAAGAGCTTCCCCGGAACCCACATAGGGTGGGTTCCGTGTCGTCGTGCTCGCGTTATTAGTCATAGAAATCGTCAAATAGGCACTGGCAGTAGCCGTTGCTGGACCTGTTGCCCAGCATCTATACCACCCACCAGACAACGGGGTGATACCGGACGAGATAACGCCCGCACCAACCGATCCCATTATTCCGTTGGTTAGATCACAGGTAGCCCACAGCCCCGTTCCAAACGCCGATGTGCTTCCAATAACCTGTCCGACAGTGGCCGTTCCTGCTTTCAGGAAAGCGGAAAGTGTATAACTCGTGCCACTTGTGTATGAAACTAGCGGAGTAAGTACGTAATGCGCCCCCGATGTGCTGTTGTCAGCCAAAAGCATGGCAGACAAGGAACCATCCCACGCAATAGCATTATTGAATGTTGGAACGGTATTAGTCGCCGACCACTGTACGGTCGTTGGCACTGAATACGGGCTTAGGTTGCTCGGCGTGGTGGTGACAACCCCGTTATTCAGGTAGGTCGGTGGATACGGCCCGGCGTTGGAGTAGGTCCAACCCTGCGGAACGGCTGTAGTGAGCGGGATTGTGACCTGCCGCGCCGAGGGGCACGGCACCCCCGGTCCGATCGGGCACGGTCCAGCGGCACCCAGCCATACCCCGGCCAGCAGGAGAAAAATCGCGCGCATCACGGCACCGTGGCGGCGATGTCGGCGACAATGTTGAACGTCTCACCTGTCGCGCGGACGTAGGCGCCCGGCACCGCGACGATGCCGTATATAGTCCCGTTCGCGGTGTTGAAGGCGTTATAGCCGGCAGGGGCGTCGGGGAAGCACTCAAAGGTTTCCAGGTTCGCGTTCGCCGTTGTGCAACTCCAACCTCCCAGCCACGCCTTGCTGAGAACATCCGCCGCCGGGATCGTGTAGGCCGTGGCGTCGTAGATCGCAGTCATCGTCGGCGCGGTCTCGAAAATGTTCACTCGAAAACTTGCCGCCGTCGCACCAGTCGTGGATTTCTGCAACACCAGCCGCGTGACGTACCCGCTGTTGGTCTGTGTGCCACTGATCGTGATTGTCAGCGGCGCGCAGATCGTCACGCTGGCATTGGCGCAGACGGCCAGTGGATTCGTGGTTGTTGCGGCAGAATAGGTTATGCCAGTCGGGGTGGTCAGCGTGCTGCTGACGAGGTGGTAGGGTGCGCCGACGCCACCGATGACATTACCGCCCGCGACCAAGCCGACCGTGCCGCCCGTGGCCTGCATGGGCGAGCCGGGGAGGGACGAGACTGCAACGCTGCCCGAGTTCACCACCACCCCGTTCGTCACGCCGGGCGTCGTCTGGTCGATGCCGACTTTACCAACAATAGCCGATCCGGCGCCGAGCGTGACGGTGCCAGCAGTTCCGCCGCGACCGCCGATGTTAACATTCAGGTTTCCGTTGCCGTCCCAGGAGTTTTGAGCAGAAGCGCCCCCGATCCCTATCGCAAGGAAGACCATCGCGCACAGAAGCCGCAACATGGCAAAATCTCCGCCATGCGGCTTTCCCCCAAGCGGCGCGCTCGGGCTGGGACCGCGTGTGATAACGGGCGCGACTGCACGCCGCTCCGCTTCGGGAATATCATAGACGAAAAGCACAAAAGGTTCAACGGAACACCCATCTCAGGATGTGCCACGAGTTTGTGTTGTATTGGAACGTGGCCCATGCTATCATCCCCACCATGGGAAAGATCATTGATCTCACGGGACAACGATTTGGGCGACTTACGGTTCTTAGTGTGGCGAACCGGACGCTGAAACATTCTTTTTGGTTCTGCCAATGCGACTGCGGCGGCGAGACGATCGTCCGTATGAACAGCCTCCATCGTGGGCTTACAAAAAGTTGCGGGTGCCTTCGCCAAGAGGTAGTTAAAGAAGTCAATCGAACACATGGCGATACCATCGAACGCCGCATAAGCCGTGAGTACAGGGTTTGGTGTGCGATGCTCTCTCGCTGCTACAATCCAAACGTAGATCGCTTTCGTGATTACGGCGGCCGTGGAATAGCGGTGTGCGTCGAGTGGCGACACGACTTTGCGAAGTTTCTGGCGGATATGGGTCGCTGCCCGCCGGATCTGACTATCGAACGAATTAACAACGAAACGTCCTACTCTAAGGACAATTGCAAGTGGGCGACAAAAAAAGAACAAGGCAGAAACAAGAGAAACAACGTTACTATTTTGATGAACGGAGCCAACGTTTTGTTGGAGGACGCAGCGAGAATAAGCGGCGTTTCTGTGACGGCATTGCGGCACAGACTTCAGCGAGGCTGGTCTGGAGATAGGCTGCTGTCTCCAATGCGATCTTGGTGAGGTCATGGGACCGCCGCTCTATCCCGTTGGTATCGCTGGACTTGCTCTGGTGTCGCCTGCCGCATAAACGCCTGAACCTGCCTGCCGCCGGCGTGCGGGTTCTGGGCGTTCTTGATGATGGCGCGTCGCTCTCCTGGGGGGATTTTCAGCACATCCATCGCCGCTATCGCATCATCCATTTTGCCGTCCTTGATTTGCTGACGGATGCCAGGAAGCGCGGCCCGTACTTGGTAATCTTCCGACTTCTTCGCGGCAAATCTCTCGCCTTCCGCCGGCCCACCCGGGAAGCCGTGCGAGACACTGAAGCCAAGACCGCCGCCCACAATCTGCGCCGCCTCAAAGGCGCCCCCTTGGCCGGTGAATATCTTGTAGATCGCGCTCAAAGCAGTCTTTGGCACCACGCTAGACGCCGCCACCTGGGCAAGGTTGGAAACCGCCTGTCCAAGCGCGACTGGCATCGGTGCGTATGGATCGTATATCTGGCGCCCAGGCGACATCTCATTTGTTAGCAGCGTAACTGGCGCCCGGATAAAGGGAGACTCAATGCCAAGCATAGTCTGACGAAGCTGGGTAAAGTAATCACTCGTGTCTTCCATCGTCTTGCCAACCACCGGCCGCACATAAACTCCGGTTCCGTCTTTGTTGTATCCAACAAGGATGCGATTACCCTTGCCTGGCTCGTTTTCGTGCGTAGGCAGAAGCGACTCCACCATACTGAACGGGTTCATATTTTCTAGCGGGTGCGCCATCAGACGCTCGCCCTCTTCCATGAACCGACGTAGATAGCCCTTCCCTTCGTCGTCCAGAGAGTTACCTTGCAGCATGACATTTGCGGCGCTCTGAAGCGTAGCCTTGCCGACGTAGTACATGGCAAGATCGGTCAGAAGGATGCCCATTGCGGCGCGTCGAGCGACGTTGTTGACGCCCATCATGGCCTGCACGCCACGGTCGCGCATGATCTGGGCCTGCACATCCTTCGGCATCCCAACAATCGCATCCTTGAGAGCCGCCATCGTGCCGAATCGGTAAGACCGAGAGAACAGCAGCGTGTTGGCAACCTTACGTGCGCCATCCGACATAGCCTCGCGGGGCAACGAACCAGCAAACACGTTCCCGAAGTTAGTAGCGACACGGGTGGCGCTTTGTGGATCAACACCTTTTGCGATCAACTCTCGTTCGTACCGCAGCGCCAATCCAACCTGAATATCGGCAACCCGGTTCCATAGCAACGTGTTGTGGGCAAAATCACCGGCTCGGTCGATTGCCGCCTTGACCGCCGTTCCAGCGCGCTCATCGAACAGACCTGGAACAAAAGACAGCACCTGAGAAGTCCACGAGCGGCCTGGCGTGAGTATCGGGGACTGCTCAAAACTCTCGATATCCTGCGCCCCGAAGTTGCGACCGATTGGACGTAGACCACCGAGGATTAGGCGCCGCATCGTGCCTGGATCACTCTTTGCCGCGTAGCCCTCGCGCATCCCTGCGACGAGGTTTGGCATAGCAGGGAAAGCGCGGCCGGCAATCACGCCAAGATGCGCAACCCCATACATGATCGAGGTCATCATGCGGCCCTTAAGGTCCATCAGGCCGTTGTAAATCGCTCCTGATTTGCCTCCCATGACTGCGCGCAGCGGACCTTCAAAGTCGCCACGAACATAGATAGGGCTTTTCTGGAAAATCGGCTTACCCTTGGCGTCGGTGCCTACGACATGGCTTTCCCAGAAGGCGGGATTCTCTTTGATAGTGAACCAATCAAAGCCATCGCCGCCTGGTATCTTGCGCGCAGCCGCTTCGGTTTCCTCGGTCGTTAGGTATTTCCGGTGCAGAAGTTGCGATGTGCTTGTTTTGAGATCGGCCCCGAATGGATTGAGAGGACGGCCGCCGCCAACGCCGCCAACCTGCACGGTCTGATCCCCCGATCGTTGCCCGGCTTCGCGGATGCGGTTGATGAGAATACGGCCCTGCGTAGCTTCTTGCAGCCGCATCGTCGCCATCATAAGGGTGCGGATATCCCTAACAACACGCGCCCCTTCCGGTTCCCCAATGCCAACAACCATGCGCGGCACATAGGACGGAAGCGCCTCGATGTCGTGGACGCCAGCGGCCCTCGCTTGCTCAAAGGCAGCAACAGCGGTACGCTGAGTCGCATTCACCGCGGCGCGTTGGCGAGGCGGTAGTTGATCCAAGCCAACACCATCTGGGGATTTCCCACTTTGTAGCGCCACGCTCTCAGCATCCGCCCGCTCCCACATCTCCTTCAATTCGGCCGGCGTAAAGTTTTTGGTTGCCCAATCTATCGCCTGGGTGCCGTCGTGACGAGCAAGCGTCTTGGCGTTCATGTAGTCTTTCGCCATCGCCTTCGCGGCATCCGCGCCGGTTGCCATCGGCACGGTCATCAACTTTACCTGCTCGCCAAAATCCAGCAGATGATTGACTGCGGCGCCCAAAGACGCGCCGATCCTGGGGATACGCTCTAGCCGAGACGCAAAGTCTGCGTCGTCCTTAACCGGAGCACCAAGCGGCATCTCGCCCTGCCCCTGCGCTCGGCGGGAGAACTTCGGAAGATCGTCCAAAGGCGACAAATAGCCATGAGGCGGCGGTGGGGTTTCTGGAGCAGCGGAAGGCGCTATTGCTCTTTTATCCCCCCGCATCACCGAGTCAAAAACATCATCCGCTGTCTTGAACCCCTCACCGCGCAGCCATTGGCCGACGCCCTTGAGGAAATTCAGCATCTTGTAATACGGCGCAGGGGCGTTCACCCCGCGCGCCAAGGCATCCTCACCCATGCGGGCAATGGCTTCCTCGCGGAGTTCGTTCTGCCCGTAGCCGCGCGATTCCAGATCGGCGCGGTTCGTGCCCTGTTTCAGCCAGCGATCGGCGCCGATTTCCAGTGCCCGACGTTCTCCGTTTCCGAGTAGCCCAAGAGCCGGGTCCATCAGAGCATGAATGCTTTCGTGGAACAACTTCGCCGGCAGCAATCCATGTGGCGTGTCCAGCGCGAGGTCGATCAGACCGTGTGTGTAGCGCCCATCCGCCGTGCCGTCCTGGATGCGATCAACCAGATTAAGGCCAACCTTGTCCGGAAGGCCAATGGCGCGCATGATGCGTTGGGCGGCGTCCTGTAGCCGCGCCTTGGCTTCGGGGTCGATCTCGCGGGGGGCGGCATCGCCTTCGCGGCGAGCCAACAGTCCGGGTTGCTCGGTTTCCTTCTCCGCGAACAACCCCTCATTCGCCGGTTCCTGCCCGCTGCGTGGTCCGGCGGCATCGCGTGCTGCCTGCGCTTGGAGCGCCGTTGGCTCGGTGCCCAACAGGCCCATCTGCCTCGGGTCGGTGCGGATCGTCGGCTCCGGTTCGGGTTTCGGAATGGCCTCGCGTTCTGGTTCCCCAAACAACGACGGGCCGGTTGACGGGGGCAGTGGGGCGCGGCGGGAGAGTAGTGAGTTTCTTTCTCCAAAGTCTGGAGGCTCTTCTATGGGTGGGGGTTCGCGCATTGGGATCGCGGCGAAACGCGCTTTCATCGCCGCCAAGTCTTCTGGTGTATACGAGTGAGATAGCGGACGGATTGGAGGAAGCTGCCCTACCTCGCCTGCTTCGCCCGCAGGTCCGTTGCCGCGAATCTCAGTGCCATGTTGTACGCCTTCGTCCGGCCCTCGCTGCTCAAGCGCCCGAACGGAGGCGAGAAACCGGGACGTGACCCCGGAGACGGATTTGCCGGCGGCAAGGTCGGCGGCTGCGGCGGTAAGGGCGTCCGAGACCGGGCCACGCTTGGTTCCGTCAACTGTGAGTTGGGTAAGGAGTCGGTCATTCTCTGATTTCCCCGCAAGGTTGCCTTCGCGCGTCAGCACGTTGCCGGCGGCGGTTAATGTGTCTTCGCCGTTCAGGGCGCCCCGGAACACGGCCCCAGCACGGCGCAGCGTTTTCATGGCATTGTCGAGAACGCGAGCGCGCTGCGGGAACAACGAGGTCGCCACATCCTCGTCGCCGAACAGCGTTGTCTGCGCGCCCCGCAAGAATCCAGAATTGCGGGCATCCTGCACCATAATGCGGGCCTGCTCGGCGTTGTCGGGATGCTCTTTGGATAGCAGGTCCATCGTGGCGATTTGTTCGGCGGGATCGGCGATCATGGCACCGACGAATGACGCATAGGCGTCCGGCACGACGCCGGCTTCCACCATTCCGAAGGCGTCCGGTGACAGCGCCGCCAAGCCGCGCGCCTGAATTGCCAGCGCATTGTGCGGCGCAATATCCGGCAGGCTAAGATCGTCCGGCACCGCCGACTTGCCTCGCAGCACTTTGGCGAAATCCAGCGCCGTTCCGCTGCCCTCGGCGATGTTCTGATAGGCGCCGAGAACCCGCATGAAGTCGGGGGTATAACCATCGGCCTCACGGAATATCCGCGCCGGAACCTGCACATCAGGTTGCCCAGCAGCCTTGGAATCTTGGGCAAGGATGGTGCGTTGATGCCCGTTGACGGGGCTGATCGTGCCGTCGTTCGCCTGCCATGCCGTGATGGGGTTGGTTAGAGTCTGATCCCACTTCGCGCCAGTCAGCGCGCCAGTTCCGCCGCGCTCATCTGATGCCTTGAACTGGAACAAGTCCGGTCGCAGCACCAGTTGGTCGGGGTCCAGCATCGTGTAGGGCGATTTGGACTCTGCTGACGCTGGGACCGACGCAGGAGGCGGCGCACCCAGCCCCACCTCGGTTACTGGCGCAGCCTCCCCCATCGGCGATGGGGGCTTCGGTGTCACCAGATCGGCAAGCTCTTTCTCGGCGGGAGGCGCGTTCGGGGGAACTTCTCCCGGAGGCGCAGGAGGCGGTGCTGCCGCTTCCTCAGATTCCGCCGCCGCCGCCTGCTCAGGTGTGCGCGGCGTATTAGCGGTCGGCGCTGTCTCGTCGAGCATATCCGCCACGCCCTGCCGTAATTCCGGCGAGGCCACGGGCGCGGCCTTGGCGCCCATGCCCCGAATGGCAGCGTATCCGGCAAGCGGAATGGCGGTGCTGACGGCAGACCCAAGATACGTTCCCTCCATGCCTTCGGTAAGCGGTTTTCCTTGCTCCCAATTTTCTACGCCGCGCTCAGTCATGCCGATGCCTGGCTGCACGCCAAACGCTTGGAACAAAAGACTCTTAACCGGCCCCTCGAAGAACTTGGCACCGAAGGCAGCCCATCCAGCGGCAGAGAACAACCCAGCTTGCCCGGCTTGAGCCAACGTTGCGTCCCACGCCTTGTTCGGATCGGCGTTCGGCTTCTGCATTTCGCGGGCGAAGATCGGCGTCAACTGACCGAGTGCCGTAGCGGCTCCGGCTGCTACTGCGCCACCAACAAGACCACCGCCCTCTGGTGCAATAGCCTCTCCAGCGATGCCGCCCGCGATGCCGGCACCGAGCGTCGATCCACTGGACGCCAGTTGGTACGTGATCTTGGGAAGCGCCTGACTGGGGTGCGCTATATCGCTAAGGGTAAGGGGCTGCTGGTAAGGTTGCGGTGCCTCGTCTGGTTGTTGCTGTGCCTTTCCTTGGAGGGTAGCCGGTAGTCCGGCGAGGTTACGAATGTCCTGCATGAAGCCCGATTTTGCCGCCTGCCCCATGTTGGACAGAAATCCCGGTTCCTCCGGCGGCAAATCCTCAGCCTGCGCCGGAGCGCCGTTCTTGTTGGTTGCGGCCGATGGCGCTCCTTTGGTTTGGTAATCAGCCCAAGGCCCATCCTTCGCTGTCGGCGATTGATACGCCGACCAAGGGCCGTCTCCGGAAGGGGCCGGAGCTTCCGGTTGACTTCCTTGGTCCTGATAATCAGCCCAAGGTCCGTCCATTACTGGGGTATCCAGCTTGCCGGATCAGCGGGATTGCCGCCTTTGTAGGTGTAGCCGCTCTTTACGTCACCCACCTTGGGAAGCGACGGCGATGATACCGGCGCATTTCGTTGCGGCACGATGGTTGCGGGAACAGGCGAAAGAGTCTTCCCGCTGACCTCCTGCGTCTGGCCGCGCTGCTGAATCTGCTCCTCGGTCAGTCCATGATTGATGGCCCAATCGTGGGCGTGCTGCTGTTCGGCCAGTGAGGCATCGCCGTGCGCCATTTGCCATTGGCGGTACTGCGTCATTGCGTCCTGACCAGAACCCCGGAGATCAATCCCTTGCTGTGCCCGCGATGCCCGCCCAGCAAAGCCCTTCGACGCCTCGATGGCATCAGGCAGCGACATGCCCTCGCCGCCCTTTTCAGGGGGGAGCATCAGCTTGTTGATAAGCGACTGTTCACCCTCGGCCGCAGACATATGACCGGCGGCCACCTTCA